TCGCCGAATTTACTCTTGATAAAGAGACGCCCTTTCTTGAATCCGGCACGACCTATTATTTCGTTCTCGATGCCGATTGCTCCGTGGATGCTGCAAAGCACCTACATCTCAAACGATATGATGCGGCGGTATGTGGATACGGTGATGGAAGTATATGGACATTCGATTCCGGCGCTAATACTTGGACGGCAGACGCGGCGCATGACCTCCGGTTCTGGGTATGGGGCAGGGAAACCCTCGACGGACCGGAGACGATACAGGTTAATAACTCTAGGCATATTTGGCCCAATGAGACTCAGGAGTTTAAGGATACCGCAGCTACCGCCCAACTCGGGCAATCGTTCAAAACGGGTGGAACTGCCTTCTACTGTACGAGGATACAGGTTTGGTATATTAAGGCTCCGTCGGGCGGTGTCTGGACGGCCGGGTATATCCGCGTCTCTATTGCATCGGATCTCGGACCGCCGTTGGTACAGATCGGCTCTACCTCTCTTGATGCTTCGGCCGAGAACTATGCCGACCCTTTTCTTTTTCCCTTGCGCGGCGATATGTCATCTAACCTCCTTTGCGATATTGAGGGCGCGACAATAACGGGAGCGACCGCCCATCGAGCCGTATCCGGCAACATAGCCACTATCGGGACCGGCGCCGTTCACGGATTGATCGTCGGCAGTAACGTCGTGATCAGCGGAATGGCCGATGCGACCTACGATGGGACATTCACGGTGAAGGCTGTCCCGGACATCCTCCATTTCACGTATACTCTTGTCCATGCCGACGAGGGTGAGACGGCCGATACGGGCGGGACCTGGGTTGGGGCGGTTGTCATCGGGGCCGACATGCTCGAAGACCTCGTCGTAAACCGGATCGGCAAATCGCTTTCCATCCTTGATGCGGCGGCCCTGCTCGATTTCAAGACGAACCGAAGGCAGGCAATAGCGACCTATATTGACTATGACATGACATTCGGAGAGATCGTCGGCAAGTTGGAGGCTTCGCTTCTTTTCAAGCTCGTTCCGCTTCAGGATGGGACATATGCACCGACGATCTATGCGAATAGTGATCCGCTTGGAGTCACGCCGCCCCATTTCTTTGATGAGCATTTTCTGTCTTTCTCAATGCGGCATGATTTCTCGGCAATCAAAAATATCATCAAGATTAAGTATGACGAGAATCCGGACAATGATGAGTTCAAGGTTAGCGAAGCCGACTCGGATGTGGCACGATTTGTTTACGGCATAGAGGAAACGCTTGAAGTTGAATCATACTTGAAAGCATCCGCCGGTGCGGCATGGTTGGCCGCCGCCTATCTCTCAATGTATGAGACGCCGCCGCTTGAGATCACGTTCGAGGTGCGAGGCTATGGGCTTGACCTGAATCCCGGCCGCAACAGGGTGAAGATTACGCGCACGCGGGCGGCATACGCAGGTGGGGCGATAAGCGGGGTTCTGTTCAGGATTATCAAGATCACGAAGAAGCCGGCAACGGCATCGACGGAGATCGTCGCCGTTCTGGATACGCAAACATATTAAGGATATGGCATGAGCATCGGCGAAAAAGTCGCAACGCGAAATGAGGTGGAGATCCTCCGGCGCAAACTGGAGCGGGCGCTCTCCGGTGCGGGGATCACCCAGCATATTATCATCCCGCCGGTTACCGAAACTTTCATTGATCTCACCGATACCCCATCGACCTATGCGGGCGCGACAGGGGAACTCCCGAGCGTGAACGCCGCCGAGACCGGGCTGGAGTTCAATTCGTATATCACGGTATCGCCGACCTTGCCGCTCCTCACAATCCGCAATCTGACGGATGCCGAGGTCGATACGGTCATTCAGTTCGCGGTTGGGGCGACGCCTGTCGTCAAATATACGATGGGCGTGGACGACAGCGACGCCGATTCATTCAAGATAGAATCAGGGACGGCGTTTTCGGGAAATGACTATATCCGATACCTTGATGGAACGCTGACCCTACAAGATTCTACGGCAGGTCCCATATTCCGGATTATTAATGCCTCCGATGCCGAGCGTGATCCCCTCATTCAGTTCGTGCTTGGAGCGACGCCTGTCGTCAAATATACGATGGGCGTGGACGACAGCGACGCCGATGATGCCTTTCGCATCGGCAAGGGCGCGACGCTGGAGACGGAGACCGTCCTATATTCGGGCAATACAAATACCCTGTTCGGGGAGGGCGTCTGTTCCGGGACGGGCGGCGATCCGGCGGCGATGACCAATAGCGTCATCATCGGAGATGAGGCGGCTCCGCTTGCCGCCGGATACTGGGAAGATAATGTCATCATCGGTTCCCAGGCCGGATATAACATAAGGGACTGGTACAATACGAGTACCGAGGACGGTATCTGGGATTCCGTAATCATCGGTCCATACGCCGCCAGCGGCGTTGCTGCCACTCTTTTGGGAATCAATACCGTTATCGGCCTTGGGTATGATGTTTTGGGGGGGGCCAAGGGATATTTGCAACAAAACATTTTTATAGGAGACCTCGCCGGACATAACATTGACACGACGGGCCAGGATGATGGGGCTTGCAATAATATCGTCCTTGGCAGTAGTGCGCTTTATTCATTCACCCCGACGAGCGATAATTGGGGCGATATTGTAGCCATCGGATATAATGCACTCTATCATTATATTGATGATCTCGTTGACAATGACAGTCGAATTATATCAATCGGTTCCTATTCATTCTATGAAATGCTATATGGAACGGCAAACGTCGGAATCGGCGACGAGGTTTTATATGGCGGCGGAACCGTTGATGTTTCCGGTGGAACGGCCGGACTGAATTATTGCACTTCGGTCGGCGCTTATTCCGGGGCAAACCAAGACACCCCGGCAGACGGGTTATGCTTTTTGGGGTATTTTGCCGGGAACGATACGGGAAGATACGGATATAACCAGGGCGACGTTATCGCCGTGGGACGGAATGCCCTAAAGATAATTGCCGTTTCCGGGACCCCATACTTCACAACCGAGAAAGGTTCAATCTATATCGGGTCTTATTCAGGTTGGGATGTTGTGAACTTCGTTCCCCCGGCCACGGGACCGACGGGAGCAAAGGCGGCTGGAGCGGGCCTTGAGATAGGCAATTATCGTTACCGAACTTCCTTTGTTTTGGACGGTAAGGAAACGATGCTCGGGGCGGCGTCGGCCTCTGTCATCACGACCACGGCCGGGAACCTAATCATAAACGTAGCGTCAATTCCAACCTATACCGGCCCGAGATTATGCACGGCTAGAAAACTCTATCGCTCTAAGGTCGGGGGTTCGCTTTACCTGCCATACTATTTTGTTGCCACCATCGGTGACAATTCGACGGTCATCTATGCCGACTCCACGCCGGATGCAAGCCTTACTGCAGTTGGCCCATCGACAAGCTATTCCATCGCTCTCGGATACGGGGCGAAGGTCTGGACGGCGCACCAATGCGTTATCGGCGGGGATTCCGGCGGGTACATAGATGACATTTATCTCGGCAATGGTATTGTCAACGCAACGCCCCTAGACGTTACCATAAATGCATCGGGGGGCGTCGGAACGAATATTGCCGCCGCCGACATCATCCTTGCCGGCGGAAGGGCCACCGGAGATGCCGCATCAGGCGATATCATATTCAAGACAGGTACGGTTGGGGCTAGCGGAACAGTATTACAGATACTTGCCGAGCGGTTTAAAATACAGGCAGGGACAGCCGGGACGATTACGAGTTATCCCATTAGATTGCTCAACGTGGCGGTTCCGGGGGTAGTGACGGATAGTTTCGCCGCTTATTCAGCCGACGCGGGCGGCATCGGCGGTCACGCGGCGCCGCATTGGATAGGCGAGGCCGGGGGGATAGTTTCGCTTGAATGCGGAGGCGGGACGGTCAATGAGTATCGCTATTATACGGACCTTGCCGACGATGCCATCCTTACGCTTCCATTCTCCATCACGAGTTCAGCTCGCGGATTCATCGCCGCCGGGAATAATGAAGAGCGGTCTGATTTCTGGATCGACAATGACGGAGACGTGACGCTCGTGAATAATTCAACGAACGTCGTGGCCAATGCCGATACCGACGATAAACTGGATATCGGAACGGGGGCTGCCCAGGAACCGTTGCAGATCAAGAATAGACTCAATGCCACGAAGAAAATCTTTCTTGTTATTTGGTACAACTAAACAAAACGGTAGATCTTAAAAAAGGAGAAACGATGTTTAAATTAATTCTCGGGGTTGTGATTGGAACACTTTTTGCCGACAGCATCAAGAAAATTGCCGTTCTGGTTTTCCAATGGCTGAAGGAGAAATTGGGGAAATATGATTACTGATAACAATGGCTGAATTCTATATCGACCCCGCATTCGGCAATGATGCCGATGGCGGGAGCATCGCGCATCCCTGGAAAACAATCAGCAAGGCCAATGCGACCCTTGTTGCCGGGGATGTCGCCCATCTTATGAACGGGACATATAATGACCGGATTTTTCCATCACATTCCGGTTCCGCCGCGAACCCCATTACCTATAAGAATTATCCCGGCCATAATCCCACACTAAAAGGAACGAACCAAGGATATGGAGTATTCCGATTTTCCGTCGGCAGAAATTATTTTATTATCGATGGAATTGCGGTAGATGGTTCTCCAAGAGACAATTCACTCCCGCAATGGTGGTTTGTTTGGAACGAAGGCGACTACAATATTATCCGGAATTGTCCCCTGATTAATGGAACGGCTAATGTTGACGGCGGCGTCCGCATCTTAGGGAACCATAATAAACTTCTAAACTGTATGGTAGCTCATGCCGGTTGTTATAATCTCGGGGATGTTTGGATCGAGGGAAGTTATAATCTCGTGGAAGGTTGCTCAATAATGGATGTTGGGCATGACTGCATTAACAATTTCGGACATCACAACATCATTCGCAATAACGACCTTTACAATCCTATCTATCGGGTTGCGGACGCGGCCCATAGCGGCGGTAGCGACGCAAGAGCATATCTGGTCTTTGAGGGCAACCGGGTTCACGGCGCTGCCATTCACGGAATGCAGGCAAACTCTCCATATCAGATAATCCGTAAGAACGCCGTATATGATAATTCTCAACACGGACTTGGGGTTTATGGTGGACAACCGGGGGTAGGCAGTTCATCCCATTCAAGAATCTATAACAATACGTTTTATAATAATGGCGGTGTCGCCGTTAAATTAAACAAGAACGGGACCGACAGCATAGATATCGTTCTGAAAAATAACCTATCTTATAAAAACGTAGGTGGGTTTACCTGGTATGAAAATGTCGATCCCGCGAATCAACATGAAATCAACAACTTCAACGGAGACCCCCGTTTTGTAGATGAAGACAATCGTGATTTTCGCTTGGCCGCCGACAGTCCATGTCGCAATGCCGGGGCTTTTCTTACCACGACTATCGGGACTGGTTCCGGAGCATCCATCCCGGTTTTGGACGCTTCTTATTTCATCGACGGGTTCGGCATAGTCTCCGGAGATATTGTTCAACTTCAAAGAAACCCCGCCCTGTTTACCATCGTCGGCATCGACTATGCGGCAAATATAATAACCGTTGACAGACCGACTTCATGGACGGGCGGACAAGGAATTGCTTTAGGATGCATTGACACGGCACCGAATGTCGGGGCCTACGAATATCAGGAGGAATCCATGGCTATTAAAACAGTACCGTTCACCTTGGCGGTGACGGTTGCGCCGGATTTTTTTCCGGCGATTCTGCCGACAAGTCTTTCGGTTGCTAAAGGCGTTGTGGCGGTTTATTCGGTCTCTTTTACCGCTCAGGGCGGATTCACCGGGCCGGTATCACTTGCCGCACTGAACCTTCCAACCGGAGCTGTGGCAACATTCAGCAAGACATCCATCAATATCGCCGAGACTTCGACGCTGAGCATTACGACAGCCGCCGTAGCTCTCGGTACATTCTCACTCACCCTGGAGGGGACTGCTACGATCTAATAGGCAGTATCGATGAACGGTATGAAAAAGAAAAGTATCAAGTTTATCCTGAAGGTTATAAGAAAAAGGAAAGGGTCTAAACGGGTTAGATAATCATAGCAACCGTCATGAGGCGAAACATGATAAAAGATGACAAATTCGGAATCGGTTGGGGCCGTTTCGTCCCGATGGACGACGCATTCGGCTCATTCGATGGGACGAGGTTCACGTTGGACGAAGTGGGGTTGGATAAGGAAGCCCACGCCGTAGCGAATGCGGGCGCAAATTTCGTCCGTGTCTTTCCGTGGGGCGGTTGGGACCGACATCCATACGGAAAAAAGTCTCAATTCCAGCCCTATATGCTCGATGCGTCCCGGGACAAGTGGGAGTTGTCGGCTTTCAACGACTACTACTTTCCCATCATGCGGAAAGTGTTTGAGATATTCAACGGCGTTAATATGAACGTGATGTTCGACCTGTTCGAGGCGTGTCAGTTTCATGGAGCTGTCCTTCAATGGTCTCCATGGGCCGTCAACGTGCAGGGCGTCCAGAGATTCTGGGAACCCGCCGCCGACAAATACTCGAAGGCGTGGATTCTTCGATGCCTGAAAGAGTTCAAAGGTTATGACTGGCTGGTGTCGTGGGGAAACGAAACTATCCATTCCGACGTCCCCGATTTCACGAAACGGGTCATTGTACCCATCATTAAGTCTGAAAAGCTCGACTTCAAGCGGATGTTCTATGGCCCGAACATGACGGCTTACAGATACGACGGGAACCATGTCTACGCCCGGCAACCGGACAACCGGTCCGTACAGGACTTGGTCCAGGGGATGTTCGAGGACGAGTTCGGGCTTCAGGCGAAGATGGATGTCATCAGACCCGTCCACGGATGCGGCGGCCCATGCGATCCGAAGGACGGTGAACGCCCATACGGACCGTTGCTCGACCAGGCCATTTACGTCAATAAGGCCGCCGTCCGGCTGTTGGTGAGCGACGACGGCGTTTATAACGGCGACAGCAAATGCGATTTTGATAATCAGAAGCGGTATCGTCCATCCGCCGCGACATGGGGTAAGATGGTGAAGTATATGGTCGGGATGCACCCCAACGTCAGTTTCGAGCATATCCCCCATGGGTCGAATCTCGATTGCCACGTCGAAACCTTCAAGGCAATAAGTGGGGCATATAGATCAGAGTTTGGGGCATGGCCCTCGAACTATGGGAAGCATCCATACACGCCGCCACCTCCCGGCCCTGGACCGGAACCTGAACCCGGACCAACGCCGGGGCCGGATTGCCGGTGTTCCTATTGGCTGGAAAAGGGGGGCGACGGGAAGCGAGATTGGAAGCGGTGGTGGGATTGCCTTTTCGGCGATGGACCGAAACGGTGCAAATAGACCCGATTTGGGGCTACGATGCCCCAGGATCGATTATTTAGATCAAGTCCTTCCCGGACTATATAATTCGACATAATAGCCTCTGGCGTCAAGCCAGGGGCTTTTTTTGTCCTCATATTTGCCATCATTTTATTGTGGAATATAGGAAACGGTGATAAAAGATGATGCCAAATAAAACGATCCCCCCCTGACATGGAGGGTCCTTTCAGGCAGGACGGGGAAATGCCGAAGAGGGGACTCGAAACTATTGAGGCTTGCTTTGCTTTTTTAGCGCGTTCATCCTTTTGTGGATAAACGTATGATAAGGACGATCTTGGCAAATTACAAGATTCCTGTTTCTATTATCGTTCCTTATTTCATTGGCATGATGGACCGGTTCGGACGATTTCAAATATCTCCCGATGGCTTTTTCGGCAATAAATCGGTGTTCCAAAACATATCCGTTTTTATCGGCCAAGGGATGATCTTTTTTCAAAATGCGAACATAACCTTTTCCGTCAATGGTCCGGCCTCCTTTCCAATCTGGATTATTTTCCCCCATGCGATTAATGGATAATTTAATTCGCCTTGATAGCGAAAGGGGAACCCCGCATTGTGCCGCATGGAGACTAATCAAGTGCTGTTGCATTTTTTCGCTAGCCTTATTTGATGCCGATATTTTCCTTTTGACTTCTTCGGGCATAATCCGACCTTTTTGAACCATCGACATTTTAGCCCGCTCTTCCTTAGAAAATTTACGATGATAATTATAATTCGCCTTTCCGACGCCCTTCCCTTTTCTATTCAATGATATCTTTATTTTTGATTCTTCGGAATGATGTCGTCCTTTGAATGGAGAGGATTGGCCCATGAAGGCGCTTGATAATTTTGCCCTTGTTTCCCTAGAAACCGCGTGCCCCATTTTCGACTGAGATATTTTTTGCTTTGATTCTTCGGTATGTAGCATCGGTTTGCTCCTTGCTTCCATTAGATACGACATTAGGATACAAGTCAAGGGAAATCTACAATAATGCTGGCTAGCGTTTCCGACTCGATAGCATAATTCGTGCCAAATTCCAATTTTAGAATGAAATTTATTTTGATATTTCTTTGCCCGGACTATTGACAAAGGTCTTGACTTGATATATTTTGAAAGCGAGAATAACGATGAACCAAGTCGAACAGCTCAGGGAAATAAAGGAAAATCGGGCATTATCCTTTGAGGGAATGTCCCGTGAAATAGGGGTCTCATATAGAACCCTATTCCGCTGGCTTCACGGCAAGAACGCCCCTTCTTTTTTAGCAACGGAACGATTGAACGAATATCTAAGGAAGCAAAATCCGAAGATGGCCGAATTGGAAGCCAGGATCACGGAGGAAAGACGATGAAGAAAGCACTCGCCCAACTCACGCGCATGATGCTGAACGCGGTGGATAAGCACTTTTCGGAAATCGAGAGGGCGTTCTGGCAACGGCAGGCTTGGATGATGGCGAAGCGAATCGAGGAAGGCAGAATAGCATGAGAATCGCACGCACTGCACTTGAACAGGTCAAGGAATTTGCTGAGGCTAGGGGTTGCACCGAATTCGATAAGGGTCGATGGCTTTTTCTCGCACCCAATAAATTGCGGTCTATCCGCATAAGCGAAATCACAACCCATGAAATTTATCTTTGGGACACCGCGGAGGGGCGCATCTCTATGCCGCGTGAAGGGAGGAACGCAAGGATAAGAACACTGAAGGCAAAACAAGGAGACGCGCTTGAGGGGAGCCCACGCTCCCCCATAGCGCAGAAGGGAGATGCGCATGAACTTCCCAACACAGATTGAACGCGACCTTTTCGAATCCCTATCGCCCGGAGGAAGGGCGGAGGTCGAGGAACACTTCGCCGCACTCGAAGCCGATCCACCCAACGAGTGCCCCAATTGCGGACGCGCCATCGCCGATGGAGACAGCTTTTGCGATGACGATTGCAAGGACGCATGGTGGGGCATCGACAAGATGGAAATTGAGCGATCAAAACTCGAAGGCCAACGCGAAGACGCTGGAGAAGAGAGGCAGGAATTGCTCCGAGACCACGCGGACAAGCTGCGCGACGAGGCCATCGAGTTGATGGTCCGGGAAGAGCCCGTCCTGGACGAGGATCGGCTAAGGGACCAAGAGCTGGACCGATGATTACAAAGCTACCTGAGGACCACTTCCTGATTCACGAGATCGTCGAGTCATTTGTAGAAGATTGGAAGGGAAGGTCCGGCCAGCGAGACCACCAGAAGCGTGGCTATTTTTATATGTCCGACGTTGCGGCTTGCGACCGCGCGACGTTCTATAACTTCACTTGCCCGGAGAAGAAGCGGCCCATCACGGCCAAGACCTTGATGATGTTCGCCGCCGGGAACCTACTACACGATGACCTCCAGGCCCGAGCGCGTCGACGCGGCCTGGTGGAATCAGCCCGTGACCTGGAATTCGGTCTTGAGGATTGGGCGCACAAGGCTACTGGGCGCCTCGATTTCATCTTGCCCGTCTATAGATTCATCGAGACCGAGAAAGGTGTTGCTGTCGTCGAAATCAAGACCAAGAATTCCTATAACTTCGGTATAGAGGAGCCGACGCCGGAAGAGGTTGACCAGTTGCTTTGGTATATCGACCGCCTCAAGGCTCACGAGGCCAAGAGCCTAAAGCAGACTCCGGTCCTGGACTATGGATTCATCCTCTACGCAGACCGGTCTATGGTCTCGGATCCCTTGCCCCTCTGTGGCTGGCGCGTCGATTTCGACCCTGCCCGCGTCGCCGTCATCAAGGCCCGGTTCGATGCGCTCGACAAGGCCGTCATCGCTGGGGAGGTTCCGCAGCGTCCCTACGAGCGCGAGTCTATCAAGTGTTCCTACTGCCGCTATAAGGACCATTGCTGGGAAGGTATCCCGCTTCCCTCGCCGCCCGTATTCGAGGCCGACGGGACCGAGGCCCCAGAGATGGAATTGGTTACCAGTATGGCAGACAACTTCATAAGACTACAAGAGGAGGCCAAGCGGATTGAGGGGGAACTCGATAAAGCCAAGGATACCTTGATGAAATACTTCAAGGCGACGGGAACGGAGACCCTTCCAGTGAACGGCGGGGAGATCGTCCATTCGTTCTCGAAGTGGACCGACCTCGACCGGGACTATCTCGCCTCCATGCTCGCCGACAAATGGCAGCTTATCGCGGCTCCTCAGGCCAAGCTAATTCAGCAGGCTATCAAGGAAGGACTTGTCGACCCCGAAGTCTATGAGAAGGCCAAGCGGGTACGATACCTTGACCAAATAAAAGTAAAAAAGGCAAAAGGAGGAAACCATGCCGATCAAGAATCTAAGTGATGCACGCCGGATGCCGCGACTTGGCAAAATCCATCTCGGCGTGAAGAAGGACAAGAAGAAGGACGGGACGCCCTGCGCGCCTTATCCAACGGAAGTTGATTACTTCGTCTGTCCCCCGGAGGTCCAGGCCGTATTCGGGGAGAAGCCGACGTGGTTAAAGATCATGATCCCCGTCGAAGAGACAGAGCGTTTCTTTCCCCAATACTACAAGCGTTATACCACCAGCCTTCTCCAGTGCAAGGGAGACGGGGAGAAGGCTTTCTGTTGGGCCGACACGGGCGGTCTCAAGGAAATCCCCTGCCCCTGCGATTATCTCAAATCGGGCGAGTGTAAACAGATCGGCATCTTCTGCTTTCTTATGCCGGACGTCCAGGGCTTCGGAATTTATCAAATCACGACGAGTTCCAAAAACTCCATCATCGACCTCAATTCCAGCCTCGATATGATACGTGCCATCGCCGGCCGCGTCCGCATGATCCCGCTCATCCTCAAGAGGGAAAAGATGGAGATGCAGCGGATTGAGGACGGCAAGCCTAAGAAGTCAACGCATTACACCATGAAGATCGACCTTGACGAAAAGATGACACTTCGCCAACTCCAGCAGGCCGCCCAGGTCAAGCCCGAAGTCGTTCTCCTACCTCCCCCCGACGAAACCAAGGATGATCTACTCTACCCTGCCAACGGATTCAAGCCGGAAGAGGCCGTGGTCGACGTCGATCCCATCAAGGCGGAACTGGAGGCCGATGGCGCGGTCGTAAACGAAAAGCAGCCACAGAGTCCCGGCAACTTCGCGCACCTCGCCGCATTTACTCAGGCCAAGAAGAAGCTCGGCAACGAGGCTTATTACGAATGCCTCGGCGAGATGGGATACGAACACGCGAACCAGATCCCCGTGGAAGTGCGGCCCGATATCCTCGATGAACTGCGGCTAAAATATAAGGATCTGCACGTAACGCAGGGCGCATCTAAATGAATCAAACAGGCCCGGTTGTCCATGCGCAAAATTAATATTTGGGTGCGGAGAGCATCGGGTCCATATTATCGGACCAACATTGAAACGATATCTCTCCCGGCCGGGCCTTAATCCAATGAAAGGACGATCATGAATGGCTCACCTGCGTTCCAATTCTATCCCGCCGATTGGTTGTCCGACGAGAAGGTTATATCCATGAGTATGGCGGGGGAGGGCGTTTATGTTCATCTTCTTTGCTACTGCTGGCGAGAAGGTTCCATCCCCGCCGATAGGTCTGCAATAGGTGTGCTATGCAAGGGCTACAATGGCCCCGGAATTGACGAAGCCCTGACTTGCTTTGTGCCTTCCCGAAAATGCGGAAGGTTGATTAACAAGAGAGTTGAGTCTGAACGGAGGAAGCAGGAGAACTTCCGTAAGTTAAAGCAAGATGCGGGTTTACGTGGTGCTGAGAGTCGATGGCATCCGCATGGCAACCGCATTCCGTCTGCTATGGCAAACGATGGCTCTTCTTCTTTATCTTTATCTTTATCTTCATCTTCTAATAAGAATCATAAGAATGATTCTATAAAGGTCGAAAAGTTCGACCTACTCTTTGATGAATTCTGGAAAGGCTATCCGAAGAAAGTCGGCAAAGAAGTAGCCCGCGAGAAGTTCATGATTCTGGCCCGGAACGGGAAGATCCCGGAACTCATCAAAGCCACGAACGGATATATGGACTTCTTGAAGCATCAGGAAATACATAAAAACTTCAAACAGGAACCGCTGAACCCGGCGACCTTTTTGATGAAAGAAAGATGGCGGGATTATACGGAGTTCAAGTATGAACCGCCGATGTAGGAGGAAAACATAAAAACTACAATCTTGATAAAAGACGACAGAATCCAACTAATTCTGCAACCGGAAACAGATCACGATAAAGAAGTATGCAAAATACTAGAGAAAGTTCCCGGTAGTTTTAGAACCCAGTTTTATGATTGTCGGGGTGGTTATTCAAGAATGACGGAAGGAGAACAAGATCTAGTTATTGTCTTTAATATCAAGCCGGGGAAAGGAGACATAGCATGAAAGATCATTCCTGTTCGTGGGTGATCTGGGGCATCGTCGTAATTATTACCTTGGGGCTCGGCATATATGCCGGCCATTCCGTCACCGCGGCTTACAAGGATGTCGAGCTGATGGACGTCCGGGCGGCCCTCGAGGCGGCTAATGCGAGTCTGGCCGAGGCGAACGTTGAGCTGGCGTTCTGGAAAATGACCCTGCGGGGACTCGCAGAAGGCAAACAACTTGAGCGGATCAATCTTGGGGCACGGCCATCGAAAGGAGAATAAAATGCGAATGATTATTCTAAACATCTGTCTCATTTTCTACGGACTTATTATCGGTGCATTATTCGGTTGGATAGCGAAAAGTGAAAGTGAAAAAGGGCCAAGATGAGCGAACCTAAGCTGAAGCCATGTCCGTTCTGCGGAGAGCAACGGCGATACGGACAAATAGGAGATTAGGATGTTATTTTATCTTGGCAAGTGTGCTGGTTTTGATGTGGTTTGCGACAAGTGCGATTTTTCTGAACATCTTGATGATGATGACATTATTTATGCTCGGCGTACCGCACGAGTTAAGGGATGGCGGATTCGAATAGAGTCAAATATCCCCAGGATGGAAGGCGGATATGTTTATTTATGCCCGACCTGTAGGGAGAGCGAAGAATCGCGTCCGGGGAAGGAGGATTGATATGAGATTTATTATTGGCCTGATTGTCGGATGCATCGTCGGGTTCTTTGGATGCGCTGTTTTTGCGGCGAATAAAATAACAAGGGCGGACAAGCTGTTGGAGGCGGCTCAATATATCAAAAAACAATGGCTAAATTTTAATGGGAATCCATATGATGTTTTACCATTGATTCGGGCCATCGATGATTGCGAGGGAAAGGAAGAGAAATGAGCGAACCTAAAGGGCCATTCGACCGGGCGATCATCAGTCTAAAAAACTCTAAGTCTGAAGCACGAGACAACGGAGATCACGTTGAGGAAATATCCTATCGGAGAGCCATCCGCGTCCTTGAAGATTGGCCTAAGTGGAAGCCCCTAATCGAGGCGGCGGGAAAGGTTGATAAAAAAGAATGCCTAGCTTGCCTTGATTGTGCATGGTGCGTGATGTTCATAGATTTAAAGAATAAGAATCGTGTGAGCGAGGGACTTAAACCAATCCGCGCCCTCCTCGAATCCCTGCCGGGGAAGGAGGTTGAAGAAGAACCTAAGCATTATCGTTGTGAGTCATGCGGAAAAGACTTTGATAAAAAACTCTTTTCACACAGCAGAACAGAGGAAAACATGCGGGGAGAACCGGTTGAGGTTGAGTGTGGCCCCATAACGGAGATTACATGATCAAATACAGCACGGATGAACTGGTTGAGGAAATAAAAAAACCAACGTGGGATTATGTGAGTGGAGAACTAGACGACATCATCATCGCCCAGCTCCGGGCGGCGGACAGTCTGTGCGAGGCGGCGAAGGAAGCAATGCCATATCTTATACGCAATGCCCATCACGCTAAATTGAGCAAGGCCATCGCCGAGTACGAGGGGAAGGAGAAGCCATGAGTGAGAAGAGCCTGATGAAACTAGCATCGGACCTAGGGGTATCATTTAGCGCGGCCAAGATTATCAGCGACCACGTAAGGGCAGAATACAACGGTCGGCTTCAAGGGGCAGATGCGTTGTGCGAAGCGGCAAAGGATGTAATGGTGATAATCGATGAAGATGAGGCAATAACCACGGATGAAGCAAAGCCACTCCGCAAGGCCATCGCCGACTATGAGGGGAAGGAGGAAGCATGAAAACAACAAAAGCCATCCTGACTGAGTTAGATGCGTGCTCGGAGGCCGTGAAGTGGGCCGGTCGAAAGACGCATAAGCAAGCGTGGGAGACGTGCAAGCGCGGAGACTGGCTATTATGGATTGCGGACAGGTTCGACGTTGACAGGAAACTACTTGTCTTGGCCGCGTGCGGTTGTGCGAGAACGGTCCTCAAGTATGTTCCAGTAGGCGAAGATCGACCGAGGATTGCCATTGAAACGGCTGAGGCGTGGACAAGAGGTGAGGCGATGATTGACCAGGTGCGATCCGCCGCCTATGCCGCCGCCTATGCCGCCTATGCCGCCGCCGATGCCGCCTCTGCCGCCCATGCCCTCTATGCCGCCGAGGCCGCCGCCTATGCCGCCGATGCCGTCTATGCCGCCTATGCCGTCGATGCCGTCTATACTGCCGCCCATGCCGCCGTCTATGCCGCCCATGCCGCCGATGACGTCTATACTGCCGCCCATGCCGCCGCCCATAAGAACATGGCTGGTGTCGTGCGGAAGATCATCCCGTTCAGCGTTATCAAAAAGGCCATCGCCGACTATGAGGGGAAGGAGGAAGCATGAAAACAACAAAAGCCATCCTGACTGAGTTAGGTGCGTGCTCGGAGGCCGTGAAGTGGGCCGGTCGAAAGACGCATAAGCAAGCGTGGGAGACGTGCAAGCGCGGAGACTGGCTATTATGGATTGCGGACAGGTTCGACGTTGACAGGAAACTACTTGTCTTGGCCGCGTGCGGTTGTGCGAGAACGGTCCTCAAGTATGTTCCAGTAGGCGAAGATCGACCGAGGATTGCCATTGAAACGGCTGAGGCGTGGACAAGAGGTGAGGCGATGATTGACCAGGTGCGATCCGCCGCCTATGCCGCCGCCTATGCCGCCTATGCCGCCGCCGATGCCGCCTCTGCCGCCCATGCCCTCTATGCCGCCGAGGCCGCCGCCTATGCCGCCGATGCCGTCTATGCCGCCTATGCCGTCGATGCCGTCTATACTGCCGCCCATGCCGCCGTCTATGCCGCCCATGCCGCCGATGACGTCTATACTGCCGCCCATGCCGCCGCCCATAAGAACATGGCTGGTGTCGTGCGGAAGATCATCCCGTTCAGCGTTATCAAAAAGGCCATCGCCGACTATGAGGGGAAGGAATGATTGCCTTGACGATACCCGGCCAGTTGCCGTCCCTAAACAAAATGCTTCGGACGCACTGGGCCAAGCGTGCGAAACTCAAGAAAGACATGAGATGGATACTGATGTGCGCCTATGGCACGCCGCCTCCCGACGGCAACCGCAAACGGCTTTGCCATCTCGTTATTACCGTCTATCAGAAGACCCGACGATTTGATGAGGACAACCTGCACGGGGCATGTAAACCCGTGATTGATTGCCTGAAGGAAATGGGATTCATTTATCGGGACTCGCCGAAGTGGCTTGACCTGGATATACGGCAGGCGCTGGATCACAAGAAGCCTCGGATTGAGATCGAGATTGAAGAGTTGCCGTGATGTTTTATATCGCCCTGGTCTACCTTGCGGCCTTCACGGGCGGGATCGTATATGCACTTTTCGAGGATAGGAGGAGGGCATGATTTCTTTATTATTTCTATTGAGTGCCGATATTTTGGGCGCAATATTTATTATCGAACTCGGGAATATTAGCAGGGCTCCGAAAAGGATAACATTTTTGGCATGTCTCATCTGGGGAATCCTTGTTGCCATGATTGTTCATATTATCGAACATCATGGTTTTTGAGAACATTGAAAAGGAGGGAGGCATGAATCCCCCTGAAAAGCCCAAGCCGAAATGGACTGCACCCTGTTGCTTCGATGTATTCGCACAATCTACGGAGACCGATATCGCCTGCGCTGCGTACCTGAAAATGGTTCCGGTGGAAACGTGCGGAAGGGACTGTCAGGCATATAAGCCGTGGAAAGGGAACGCATAAGGAGGAACAATGAATAAAAAAAGAATGGTAGTTGTCTCAGACTTTCATAGCGGCCATGAATACGGATTGACGCCGCCGGATTGGTGGTTCAGGGAAGATGCTGAGGCAGAGCGAATCTCTAAGCCTGCCAAGTTTCAGAGGAGACTATGGGAGTTCTATACGAAGACTATAGACTCGCTGAAGCCCATCGATATTCTGGTTGTCAACGGGGATGCAATCGAGGGTAAGGGTGAACGATCCGGAGGTGTCGAATTGATAACGCCGGACAGACATGAACAGGTAAGGATGGCCAGAGAGATCATTGACTATACTCATGCTCCCCTTGTCCGGATCCTCTATGGAACGAGATATCATGTCGGCAAGGAAGAGGACTTTGAATCCACCCTGAAGGATTCGCTACATTGTGAAGACGTGCAGATTCAAGGACACGCGTTTCTTGAGATCAACGGGAACGGCGTGGATATAAAGCATAAGGTTTCCAGCAGTACGGTCCCTCATGGCCGGATGACGGCAATTGCTAGGGCGCATCTCTGGAATGTTGTTTGGAACGCCGAGCATGAACGGCAACCGAAAGCCGATATCATCATTCGGAGTCACGTGCATTATCACCAATATTGCGGCGGATCATCATGGTTGGCGATGACCACTCCGGCTCTTTGTTATAACTCATCCTATGGGATTCGGGAATGCGAAGGTCTGGTGGATATTGGGATGATATGCTTCGATTTCGATGACGAAGGAGGATATATATGGCATCCAGAGATTGCAAATTTCGCGGATTTAAAAGTGCTGTCCGAAGAGATATAGGGGTTTCATGGAGAGAGATCGAGGAGGCGAGAGCCAAAACGGGAAATCTGAACGAGGAGGAAGAGAATGAAGAATTCGAAGGAATTGAATCGGAAGGTTATTCTGAGTGGCATTTCCGACATCATGTTCGACCGGTATCCGGGGGACAACAATACGACCTTGACGCCGGAGAAGAAGATGTATTTTGCGATGGACGAGAAGACATTGATTCTACCGGCGGCGAATTTAATGTCTTTTCTGAGCGCACAAAATACAGACTCTGCACCCAAAAGGTTTCTCGCTAAGCAATATAAGAAAATTGCTTCGGCCATGCTGAGTTATGTATCTATCACGCCATTTGAAATCCCATTTACGGCAGACGGGAAGCCGGTTGTTTTCGGGGGATTCGGGAAGCAATTTTACATTCATAATTCCGTGGCAAGATTGAATAAAGGCGTTCCGAATCCGAAGACTCGTCCGGCACTGAGGTTGCCGTGGGAACTGTCGTTCAATGTGTCGATCTATCCGAATAACGAATTCAGTGAAGACATGTTGAATGATCTTTTCGTTCGGGGCGGCGTGGCAATCGGGCTGGGGACGTTTAGGGGGGTTTTCGGGAAGTTCCGTGTATCGACATGGGAATAATCGCGGCGCGGCTGGGCTAGGCAGGGCAAGGCTTGGCTTGGCTGGGCAGGGCATGGCGCGGCAAGGCCGGGCAAGGCAAGGTGGATTATTACCGCACATATCGTGGCAAGGCGTGGCGCGGCAAGGCGTGGCAAGGCTTGGCGCGGCAAGGCCGGGCAAGGCAAGGCAAGGCGTGGCAAGGCGAGGCAAGGCTAGGTGATTATAAAAAATGCTCTCTCTAAAAACAAAATAGACAAAGATTGTCGAGGTTATGAAAAACTACTCGTCGCCATCGCGCTCCAAGCCGTTCAAGATTATCTCAACGGCCCGTCCAAAGACAATAGGCGAAATTATACAAAAATCAAACAGTATCAACGTGATAAAATTAACAGTCAAAACAAAATCTACGCAAGCGCTAAACGCTATATTTTCGACGGAATATCGGATAACTCTATTTTCGGATTTAGTTCCATCATGAATTATTTCCAGATCGACATACCCCATGCCAGGAAAAAGATACGGTTATCTAATAGTAAACAAACGGCCTTACGTTCTTTGCCCCTTGACAGGAAGTAAGTCAATGCACATAATCAATATATGCAGGGAAAAGATCAAAATCCGGAATCCATCAAAACCTGCGTGCATTGTGGGGGGGAATTCCAACTTAAAAATGGCATCAAGATGAGACGTTCCTATTATTGCGGATATTGCCAAACCATTATGTTCGGCAATCCCGATCTTGCCTGGATACCGAAACTTCGGAGAGCCGAAACAATCCCCCCTGGATTTCACAAGATAGAATGACTAACACACTCCTCCGCGCAGAATTCAATCGCCTATTCGGGCTTCTTTCCGTTTACGCCGACATCAATGATATTAAATTCATTCATGGAAACGAGGGATATTACCGAACTGCCGAACAGCAAAAGGCGTTATTCGATGCCGGTAAATCTAAGTGTGATGGCGTGAAGATTATCAGTCGCCATCAATCCCACCTTGCCCGAGATCTCTATGTCATTAACGGCAAGGCTCAGATTGTTTGGGACGATTCGCCTTATATAATTCTCGGGGCATATTGGAAAAAGCTGGGCGGAACGTGGGGGGGTTATTTCGAGGGATTTAGGGACATTTTTCACTTCGAAATCTAGCAAGACATGGATAAAATCCATATATACGGGTGGGAAACGGCTCTCAAGAACAGGCGATGGGTGGGCCGCCGAGAGCACGGGGGAAGTGCATAATGCCCTATATCGTCTCCGCGCGCAGAGAGAGTTTTCAGGACTTCCTTGAGAAAGTCAAGAACCTGCGCATCGACAGCGCCGGGGAGTTGAACTATCTTGTCACGATGCTCGGTCAAGTCTATCTGACACAGCATGGGATATCGTATCGGGTGTTCAATGAGATCGTCGGTGCTTTTGAATGCGCTAAAATCGAGACATACCGCCGGCAGATAGCCAACATGGAAGATATAAAAAAGCAAGAGAATGGGGATGTTTTTATCCCTGTTCCGGGGGTTGAATGAAAGCCGAAGAAGCGGAAAAAACGCTCGGTCTCGGCCTCTGCTTTAGATGCGAACACCGCGCCGAATTCCTGGAGAATGGGCTCAAGCCGCGTTTCGAGTGCGGCATGGAGAAAACGGCTACCTCGTGTTGTTATTGTTTTATACCGTGCAAGCCCGTTGCCGTTGCGCCCAGCGACGGGGAGAAGCGTCCCATCTTCGGCCCATGGATGATTGCCGGACGGGTGAGGGCGCAAGGACTTGTTGACCATGAACGATTGCGGCTGAAGCTGGTCGATGTCGGCGACGGGGCCGTTACCGCAGTCTGGACAATCAAGCCGAAAGGGAAGAAAAAAGCCAAGTGAAAATAGCTTATATTGCGGGGCCGATGACGCCCCATGGAAATAGACTCGATACGGAGAACGCGGCTATCGAATATCTCCTGAATATTAGGGACATGGTTCAAGTCGCCGTCGGTCTAATCGCCAAGGGTTATGCGCCATATTGTCCCGCCCTAGATTATCAGTATTTCTTATCGCTGACTTATGGCGGCGACACCATAACCGAGGGTGCCATCAAATCTATCAGCATGGCATTCCTTGAGGTTTCCGACATCATCGTCTTGTTGCCCGGATGGGAGGTATCGGAAGGATGCCAAGCCGAATATTCGCGGGCCGTGGAATTAAAAATGCCGTCATTCTATGGGGTCAGGAGCGTACCTGATGCCCACGTTTAAGCCGCCTGTATCCCATTATGATCGCTCCGTAATCGAGCCGATTGATTTCATCGAATCGAGCTTCACGCCCGAGGAATACCGGGGCCATCTCAAGGCTTGCATTATTAAATATATCTCTCGATATCGCTACAAGGGGAAGCCGATTGAGGACTTAACCAAAGCGCAGACCTATTTGCTCTGGCTAATCGAGTTTGAAGGGAATCGACCCGTATCCCAAACAGGGGAGGATAAATGAAGATTGATTTCTCGGTTCCATTGAAGGCACTTAGCGGGGAGGACATCAAGGACGGCAAGGGCGACGCGTTTACGCTCAGGGACGCAGCCGTTGTCGCACTCGATGCCTTATCTGACGATGACCGAAAACTCGATGGTAAAGAGAAATACCGACGGGGAGCGCTGGCATCTCGCATCTACGGCTGCAAGGAACCCGTCATGTTGGACGTGGATGACGCGAAGCTCGTGAAGGACTTGATCGGCAAGATATACGGGCCACGCATTGTCAAGGAAGCCTGGGACCTGCTGGAAGGCAAAGAATAATGGCAATCAGGACTCGAGAGGCTTTTGTCATCACCTTATCGGTCCTGACGGCCGGATTCATATATTCATCCTACCGTCCGGCTCCCTATGCCGAATTTGCCGCCGCCGTCGTCGCCGTCTTCGGTGGATATGGTTACAAACGCCTGATGCAACGCAGGGGCGAATACCAACCAAACGGCAACGGTAATGGTCACGGCAAGGAGATTCCGTCGGATCGGCCAAGCGTCACGATGGTAATGGATAAGCCAATAATTGACGATAGTTATACACGCATAGATAAACCGAGCGGGATAACTGCAGAATGAAAAAAATCCATTGGATTGCCCTTGCGTTGGCAATCGCATTCGGCATCGCAGTCTGTGACGGCTTGCGGATCCGCGATAAGGCGTCCGTAGTCGTCGGGCGTTACCAAGAGGCGGCGGCTATTGCCGAAGCCGATGCCAAAATCAAAGATGCACTAATTGCCAAACAGAACACAATCATTGGGCAAAAGGATAAGGAGATTGCCGAGAAGATCAAGATCATTGGTCAAAAAACCAACGCCATTGGTCAGAAAGATAAGGAGCTGGACAAAATAAGGGGCACATGGCCCAAATTAAGCGCCGATTGCCGGGCCAAGCTTCTTGAACTGGACAATACGTGGGCTCAGAAGTTCAGTCTTTCAGAAGCCATTATTGCGGAGAAAGATAAGGTTATCTCCGCATGGGCCGTAAAGTTCAACGCGCAGGTCGTCATCTCTGAGTCCTGGAAAGCGAAATACGACGCAGAGTGTCGCCTTTTGCAATTGGCAACTCAGGGCTGGAAGGTTGCCGAGCGAAAACTCCGATGGACGCGGGTCATGTCAACCGTTAAGTCCGGCTTAATAGTTGGTACGCTCGGCTATATCGGATATTCAGCCATCAAGGGAAAATGAGATGTCACTATCAGTAGGCGAAGTTACGGCAATCGGGGTCGGTCTCGGCAATATAGCGGCCTGGACAAAGCTCATTTATGACGCCCGGAAGAACGGCAAGAACGGGAACGGCAAGATCTGTCCTCTTCATTCCGGGATTGTTACAGGAATAGAGACGGGAGAAAAACAAAAGGCGGAACTGGCAGAGGAAATTAAAAACCTTCATGCCGAGAACCGCCAGGATCACCAGCAAATCTTTACCGATATTAAGGCACTCTCTGTATCCGTTGCTAGTGCCGCCGCCGCTGCCGCTACCGCCGCCACTGCCGCTATCGAATTTACGAAGAAAAGAAGAGGCAAGGCATGAACATCATCCCCGAGTATTTGAATATAGCTTTTGCCTTTCAGCTCAAGCTCCAGCTCTCGCCGTTGAATATCGGCGCACTGATCGCGCTCGGGTTCTGTCTGGTCGTGGTGTGGCGGTGGGCGAAAGGAAAAACAAGATGAAGGAATCCTTGGATGATAAAATTGGTGAAATCCGATTTTTATTATATGTAATCATGGGGGAATTAGCCATTGTTGCAATGTGCCTTATTGTTAAGTAGGTAAAATGAAAACCGCCTTTGATTCGATAACGCAATTATATCAATTTAAGTCCGGCGAGATGATCTATGTAATTGTTCATTATGAGAAGGGTATGCCTAGAAAGGCCGCCCTTCAAAGTTTGGAATATTCGGCTCGGTCAAGCGCAGAGGAAATATGGACTCAACGATACCCAAATAAACCCTGTCCCCCTGGGCATCTTGAAGGCAGGATCATAAATGGATGTCCGCCATGTCGCCTATTTCCTAAAGGATACATTGCATGACCACCAGGAGGGCCGATGACCCGCCACTTACTGACACTGATCGCGCTCGGGTTCTGTCTGGTCGTGGCGTGGCGGTGGTATAAGAGGCGGAGTTAATGACCTATGATGGGGCTAAGGACGGGAAGCATTATTGGCTAACACCGCTTGATTTGATGGATCAATTAAATCGTGAGTTTCAATTCGATTTTGATCCATGTCCCTATCCGATTCCAGAAGGGTTTGATGGCCTTGCTGTTGAATGGGGAAAATCAAATTATGTAAATCCGCCTTTTAATGGTCCAACTAAATGGGTTCGGAAGGCTCTTGAAGAATACAAAAAGGGCAAAAAGATAGTCTTTGTTTTTCCTATTGACAAATGGATTCATTGGTTCATTGAGGCTGGGGCCGAGATCCGCAATTTGAAAGACGTGAAATGGTGTGCCATTGAGGATGGCCAACCGGGAAAAGGAACCGGACGTCATATTGCCTGCTTTGTCTTGGATCCCAAAAGGCCAAATAGGGAAAAGACATGACCAGGAATTCCGATGAGCCGCCACTTGAAACGACGGTTAAGAAGCCTTGGCGGTTTCTTCGCGCTAGGCATGGGTACGGATGTACTCGTCGTCCTCTGGTATCGCTCGGTCTCAAGCGGCATAGTATTTATGGCGATGTGTGTATCGTTCTTGGTTACACTTGTACCATTTCTGGTAACAGAACGTGGCATCACGGCGGGCAGGCGTGAACTTTTCGTGGCGTATGCGTTCGGGGCATCGGCGGGCACGCTTGTGGGGATGATGGTACGCATTTGATCTATCATGGCGACTGCCTTGACGTGATGCGCGGCATGGAACCGGATAGCGTGGATGCTATCGTTACCGACCCGCCATATGGCCTTGAATTCATGGGGAAGGAATTTGATACGTTCCATGACTTCGATATTCCAGCCGATTTTGGGATGTGGCTTGCCGGGTTCATAGACGGAGAGGGTAATTTTGACATTCATCGCCAGCATAGGCCGAGCGGGGACTATTACTACTGCCGATTTGAGATTAGTCTTCGCGCCGACGACGGCGGTATATTATCCATGCTCAAAGAGCGACTTGGGGGGAAGGTTTATTCTGGAAGTTCAATCCTAAACGGGAAGACGCACCAGAAGCAACGATGGGAGCTTGTCGCCCGCGCTGAATGTGCTCGGTTAGTAGGAGTATTGGACCGTTATCCACTACAAAGCAAAAAGAAAAGGGACTTCATTATTTGGCGCGAGGCATTGGCGGAGTCAATGAAAAACCCTGGGGTCAATCGCCCAGAATTGATGGCTGGGTTTTGGGAGAGATTAAGGGGTCTCCGGGAATATTGCGGGCCAATTACCGAATCGTCGGTTTTCATAAACGCGGCAAACCCACGCGGGTTCGACCACTTCTTTTATCAATGGGCCGTTGAAGCCCTGCGTGTCGCCAAGCCCGGATGCCACCTACTCGCGTTTGGAGGAACGCGGACGAGCCATAGACTCACGTGTGCAATTGAAGATGCGGGTTGGGAAATCCGCGATTGCCTCATGTGGGTTTACGGCTCGGGCTAACTGGCTTCCCTAAAAGTTTAGATGTGAGCAAGGCGATAGACAAGGCGGCGGGGGCGAAACGGGAAGTTGTAGGGACTTATAGGATTACTGGATTGACGCCAAATCGTAAAAACTTTGGAGCGGATAATAGAAGTGGTGGTCAAGGTATGGGATTTCGACCGGGAGATATCCCCATTGTCGCCCCTGCAACCGACGCCGCCCGCAAATGGGCGGGATTTGGGACTTCTCTCAAGCCCGCCTATGAACCCATCATCATGGCCCGCAAGCCGCTGGATGGCACGGTAGCCGCGAACGTCCAGAAGTGGGGGTGCGGAGCTATCAATATCGACGGGTGCAGGGTTCCAGCTAATGGGGATATGGTCAATGCCCGGAAAGACAAGGGCAACATTCAAGATAAAGGGCGAACTTCCCAAGTATTATCCACTCCGCAAGGGACACCTTGGGATGGGACGCAGGGTCGCTGGCCCGCGAACCTGATCCACGACGGGAGCGACGAGGTGCTGGAACTGTTCCCGAGTCCACATGGGGCAGGTTCAAAATATGATGGTGGAAAATGGGGGAACAAAAGCAATGCTATGTTCCCGCTTCAAAGTGGGGCTAGGTTTGGCGACTCCGGTTCCGCCGCCCGCTTCTTCTACTGCGCTAAGGCAAGCCGGGCCGAGCGCGAGATCGGGTGCGAGGGGATGGAGGAAACTCTTAGGAAAACGATGAGCGGCGGGGATTGCCGGAGTGAAGGGAGAACGGCAAAGCACGGCCATTCGACAATGAGCAACGTCCATCCTTGTGTCAAGCCCCTCGCCCTCATGCGCTACCTCTGCCGACTCGTCACCCCGCCCAACGGCATCATCCTAGACCCGTTCATGGGAAGCGGCACGACCGGCATGGCGGCCAAGATTGAGGGATTCCGATTCATCGGGATTGAGAAAGAGCAAGAATACGTCGATATAGCAGAACGGAGAATCGAGGCGACGGCATGAAAGGCAAAACCTATTTCCTCAGCTTTGTGGAAGAGTGCGTAATGGATCCTGCCTATTTCGAGTACGTAGGCGGGCGCATCGAGGTCTACGAGATAGGCCTCGACGCAGATCAATACGCCATCGAAGAGATCCGGTTCTTTACGAAAAACCTGAGCGCCTATCACAAGTTGCGGGGCCGGTGGGATTTTGAGGACGCGACGGCGAAAGAATTGGAACGGCTGAGAAAGAAGATCACCGCCCTTAACGATAAGGAGAAGGAATGAAGCGCATCGGTCAAATCATCGGGGTTGCCATCGTCGGCATCGGGTGCGTCTGCCTGCTTCCCCTGATCATCTTTATCGTTTTTATCTATACGATTTTTGCCGTCACTAAAGCCATTTTTGTTGCAATTATGGCGGCAACGGCCAATAAACCGGAGATAACCCATTAACAATGACCGTACTTATTAAAGCAAGTGGTCGAATCCTTTAACAGCGAAAGCGCTTATTAAAGAAATCTTATTTACCTACCGGGTCGGGCATTACACCATTAATGGCTCATTAACGGCTCATAATATGGTGTATAAAGGTTGACACTTATTACTAACTGTAGCAGTTTTTGTCCACCCCGCGACAATCTGTCGCGAGAAATGTCGCGGCTCACATAACCTAAACCATGAAAACCACCTTCCCCGCATTAATTAAAAGCATCAGCGTTAAATCGCTCTTGTCCGGCGATAAGGAAGGGGAGATACGGCTGCGCTTCCGACCAAACGACATATTGCTTGACGGATTAAATAGATTACACCGGGCCGACGATGAGGTTTTTATAGTAATTATGGAACACGCGGAGGGAAAATGAATGGCCTATGCGATATGTGTAAAGGACAAGCAACATTTCAGGATTCTCGAGGCGAATTTTGTGATGAGCATTATCGGATCAAGATTGTCCTTTCTGATGCATTTATGACTGCATGGTTAATAAAAAACAGCGAAAAACAGCAGCATGTCCAAAGGAAAACCGTTTAAACCCAATCAATGCCCGAATCCCAGTGGGCGTCCGAAGGGGTCTGTCAATAAGTTCACGACCCTGAAGGCTGCGTTCCTCAATGTCTTTGAGCGCATGGGCGGAGAAGATGCCCTTCTCGCATGGGCCAAAGCATCAAATCACAACACGGCGGCCTTTTATCAATGGATCACGAAGATCCTGCCTGCCGACATCAATCTTGGCAATACCCCCGATGCCGACGGCAAGGCTCAGGCGCTTCTCATCCGCGTCATTCACACGAAGGACGGCGATGGCGGCGGGAACGGCGACGGCGCTAAATGAACGAGATCGTCTTCGATCTGTCCATCTCAGATAGTTTTTTTCCACTCCTCGAAGAGAAGGCCCGTTATCTCGTCCTGTGCGGCGGGGCAGGATCGGGCAAGTCTGAATTTGCCGCACGGAAACTCTATTACCGCTCCAAAAAAGAGGGCGGGCATCGCTTCCTAATTCTGCGCAAGGTCCGTTCCCGAGTCCGTGAGTCGGTTCTCGAAGTCAGCAAGAATCTGCTCGATACTATAGGCGAGACTTATGACTTCAACAAGACCGAGCGCACGATTTCTTTTCTGGCTCCGAACGGCAGGCGAAACGAATGGCTGTTCGATGGGCTGGACGACCCTGACAAGATTAAGTCCATCAAGGGCGTCACCGGCATTTGGATGGAAGAGACGACCGAGTTCACGAAGGACGACTTCACGCAGATCGATCTTCGGCTCCGTGAGACATGCCCATCCTACCACCAGATTATACTCTCATTCAATCCCGACGAGGCGGCGGCCCCCTGGCTCAAGGAACGATTTTTCGATCACAAGGATCCCGATGCCTTTGTCCATGAGTCAACGGTCGATGATAACCCGATAGCCGAAATCCGTGAGGCATACCGCATTCGCCTCGATATGCTGGACGATCCGACCTATTCGGCTATCTACCGATTCGGCCAATGGGCGCTGGCAAAGGGTGTCATCTTCAACTGGGATGTTGTAGATCGGCCGGAAGGAACGTTCTATGACGAGACCTTCTATGGCTTGGATTTCGGCTTCTCTGTCGATCCCGCAGCGCTTGTCTGCGCCTATCGAAAGGCCGACGAATTCTGGCTTGAGGAACTTCTTTATGCTCGGAACCTCACGAACCAAGAACTCGCCTCGGTCATGAAAGGCAAGGGCATCAATCGGACAGATGAAGTTTATGCCGACTCCGCCGAGCCCAAGTCGATTGAAGAGTTGTGCCGGGCCGGGCTAAACGTCAAACCCTGTGCCAAGGGTCCGGATAGCGTGAGGGCCGGGATTGATTACTTGAAGAACCTCAAAATCCATATTATTGGCGATTCACCTAATCTTGTAGATGAACGACGGCGATATAAATATAAAACCGACAAGGCGGGAAACTCACTGGCCGTACCTGCCGAAATCATGGACCACCTCATGAGCGCCGTCCGCTATGCGATCCACACGCATTGTGCGGGTCGGATCGAGCGCCACTTTCATTTCATCTGAGGACTATAAACCGATGGATAAAATAGAACGCTTTGCCTTGAAGGTCGGGCGGCTCCGGCGAATGCTGAAAGGCGGGAACGCGCCCGTCGGCGATCCGTCCGCATGGATGGACTCTCGGTACTGGGGCGAGGGCGTTATGCGTGGCAAGAAGCCTACCAGCAAGATGGATGCCATTGATAACTTTACGTCCTGGGTCTATATCTGCACGTCGCTTAACGCTCAGTCCTGCGCCGCCGTGCCGCTTGAACTCTATGCCCGCGTGCCCGAGGGCGGGAAATCCTGGCGGTCGATCAAGA